TAAATATGCAGAATATAGAGTAACTGAAAAAGGGGATTTATCTTTAAAATTTGGTTGGCAAATGTTAATGTGTAGTGGTACTGAATTAAATGGCGGTGCAACAGGTGGCGGACATAATGGCGGTAGCGATTTTGACTTAGATATACACAGAATAGAGTTTAGATTAAATTGTGCAGTTAAAGTTGATGTAGATTTAAACATTGATGCCTTTTTTGTTGGCAATACAATTACTATAAATGGTGGAGATAATACAGACCCCATTACTATTGAAGATATAGCAGATTATACTTTTAATACTCGTAGCTTTCCTATCGGTACTGTTGAAATGAGTGGTAAATTAGCTAATATTAAGAGTGGTTTAACTATTAACAATGGTGGTTATGTAAGTGCTGAAAATATATACCTGCTATTTAATCAATTAAGTAACGAAGTTAAGCATAATATCACTATTACAGATGGAACATTTAGAATAGGTAAAATAGAAAATAATAAGCCACTTGATGGATGCCAAATTGTAAAACCACAAGGAATGACAGCTAGTATTTTAGTGGATACAAACGGAGTCTTTGAAGTATATAATAGTAAATTTTATCGATGGGAAGTGATAGAATTTAACGGAACTTGTAGTTTAAATTTGGTTGATTTTGATAGTTGTGAGTTAGTTAAATTTAATAGCAATAATAACTCAATAGAACATATATCAATACACGATAGTATAAATAACTTATACGATTATGCTATGGAAGTTTTATCAGTTTTTAACTTAACTAATGATATATTACTTTATAGATGTAAAGACGGTATAAGATTTTCGGAAAATAGCGAATTAAACAATCTTAAACTACTTGATAATACAGGCTATGATTTAGATATTATAGACAGTAAAACAGCAACTATTGATAATGCTACATATTCAACAGTAAGGAGAAGTTAATAAATGTCGTTACTAAAACAAGGTAAAGAGATATTAGAGTTAAGTTTTAAAGAAGCAACAGAAGATAGAAAAGTAATAGCTAGAATTAAAGATGAACTACAATACCTACAAATAACAGCTAAAGATGAAGATACAGCACGAGAGTATGAAAAAAGAAAAGATATGTGGGCAGAACTTCAAGTAAGACTCCAAAAAGAGATTTATTATGTACAAAGAGTGATTGCCCCTAAAATGAGTGATTATATAGAAATAAAACTCGTAGAAGGTGACAAATATGTAGAATATTTTGTTAAAAGTCAGGACTTTATGGTAAAGTTATATAATGAAATGTTTAATAAAACTAATACCAGAGTCTATAAAATGAAGTATATAGCAGAACAGCTTTTAGAAAATACTACAAATGAAATGTTAAAAAATGATATGATTATGGCACTTGATCTATTTGAACGAAAAGTGGTGTCTTGTGTGCAGAGTAATATCAAAAATCAATTTAGATTTTTAAATAAACCATTAAGAGCGGATTTAAAAGATATTGATTATTTAACGATAGAGGATTATTATGTTTAAAGATAATATAGATATCATTACACTATTTGAAGAAAGACATGCATCTATAGCTACAAAGTACGATGAATTCCACGCTGCTACCTGCGCTGATAATGAGGTTAGAATAGTGTTCTTTAGGATAAACAAACCTACCATAGCTATAGGTAAACAACAAAATCTCAACATAGCAGATACATCAATAGAGGTAATAAGAAAACTCACTAAGGGAACAGCCGTTATATTTACAGGGAAGGAGATATCATTTACCGTCATATGTGGTAAGGATACAATGAATAGCACCGTACCATCTGTAAAACACAGAGAATTCATGACATTGATAAATGATATATTAAATACTAATTATACTAAATCTACAGTATTAGTGGACACCGGGTCGAGACACGGTTATTTACCGTACGGCTGCTTCAATGCGTTAACTAAGAACGAGATTTCCTATAATGGTAGGAAACTAGTCGGCAGTAGTTTCACTAGAGTAGAAGACAAGTTAGTAGGGCATGTAATGATGTACATGGAACCATCGTATGAAGAATTATATAAGTACTTACCAAGTGAAGCTGAACATACGGTTAAACCTATAAGCTTACAGGAGATAAACGTATATACTACCGTAAAAGAATTCATGCAATTATTTAAAGAAAGGGTAATGGATGAGCAGCTATCTTAACAAGCAATGGGCATGGGACTTATCAACAGTAAACGATGGAACTGGGGAAGCTGATGTTAATGTATACCTATGGAACACTGCCGGAGTAATCACCCATATTGTCACAGATTCAAATGGCAGTAATTCTGCATATATGACAGAAGCGGATTACACTATTGATAATACAGATGATGTTACAGAGAATAAACATACACCACATGTACTTAGTATATGTAAATACGGTGTAACACCTAAGGCGTTAAACATAGCCTTTGTATCATCTAGAGTGGATACATTCTATATTAGTAATAATCCGTATGTAACAGAAAGTGATGCTGCTACTGTAGCTGGATACACAGGGATAGATATAGATCATACTAATAAGATCATCACGATTACCGAAGGACATACTGTCAATGAGTTATACGATTACTGTCAATATGATATGACACAGAACCCTATAAAAGAGTTTCCAGAAGGTATACTTACCACTAATAATGGATCAGACTATACGTTAGTATATGATTTGACTGTAGACGGGGTTAACCTAGCAGGTACTGGGAAGTACATTGATATGCATAATAATACTTTCACTCTAAGTAACTCAGGTAGTACAAGTGCTAAAGTTAGAGATATAAATGGAGTATTAGTGACTTTTGGACTTACAGGACTACAAGATAACAGTGAGGTACGAGTGTATAAAAAGTCTGATATGAGCGAGTTAGCGGGAATCGAAGATAGTGGCTCATCGTTTACATATAACTACAACTACACTGAAGATGTGGATATCATAGTAGTAGTGTATGCCGTTGGTTACAATCCTATAAGAATTGAATTAACACTGGGAAGTAGTGATAACAGTATTCCTATACAACAACAAAAAGACAGATGGTATAAGAATGATTAAAGCTCAATAGTAGTATAATGATGAAATATTATAATAAGGGTGATATGATGAAGAAAAAATTTAAAGTAGTTGGTGATAGTAAGAACTCATTTAATGGAATAGAGTTGGATATAGTGGCACCTGATGTAAAGGTAGGGGCTACGTTTCATTTACTAGGTAGCGTATTTACTGTTACTCAAATCGGTAAGATACTGAATTTAGTTGAAGATGGTGCTCATGGTATTGATACATGGGTATTGAGTATCATGGATGTCACACCAGAGGTAGTTAAAGAAGATGAACCACTAACAGTGAATAAAGACTTTGATATATACTTCGAGACTAAGGAGATTCAAGTACGAAAAGACTGTACATATGAACAACTCTTTTACGCGTTACATAAAGAATGGAAACTGATAAATAAAATCCCCGACAATGGGTTTGGTGGACCATTACCATTTGATTATAGCGAACGTAAAAGATTATTTATATTCCTTGATGGATGGAATTTCGATAAAGAGTTTGGATTCAAGTGTCTTCATGGTGGCAGTTACATGAGATATGAATCATTTGACCAAGAGGGTAAAGTAATATGATTAAAGGATGGCTAATGGCTAAAATCAGAAAAAGACAGAAAACTAAAAAGGCCTTCAAAGTAGTTACTGAAGAAGACTTACTACTAGAGGGTTGGCAATATTTAAAAACTAAAGACAACCAAAAAGTATTTGCTAAAGATGGTAAGAGAACATATATAGGGCTGTAATATGGAAGTGAGTTTTGATGGTACTAACAGACTGGTATTACCAGCAGATCCTACTGGAGTATTTAATATTAAGTATGTATATTCAGAATGGAAACGTTGGATACTACAAGATGATAATATGAAGTACCCACAAACATTCACCACAGTGGGAGGTGACCCCATTACTTCTGATGAGGATATACCTACTTACTTTTATTTAATGAATGGCTGGAGAGTTAAATGGCCTGATGATAATATATCCGTTGAAGTGCAAGGTAACTTACTGGTATACGGTGGATTGGATACGCCTTATCTGCCTGTTAGTAGCGACTACTCCTACAATGTTACCAGTGTTGTTGGTGCTAATGCTAAGATGACACAAGCTGAGTTTGATCAATTAATGACAGGGTACAATAATAAAGATTTATACAAAGCTGATTTAACGAGTATAGAGGCAGGTGTTAACATCAAAGCAGTTAACGGTGTTGATGTTACATCAGTAGATGACTTCAAGGCTAGTGATTCAGATCTCACTGTGATAAAAACAGGTGTAGCGGACATACAAACAGCTATTGGTGAATTACATAATTTCGATCCTGACAATGATGTAGTAGCCAAAGTAACTAAAGTAGAGACAACAGTGGTTAATACGGATTTAGCGGCAGTAAACGATAAATTGGCTGAATTAAAATCCATTACTACAGATAGTAAAGAACATACGGATACATTGATTAACTACGATGATACCACAATAAAAGATTTAATTGGTAATGTTAGCGATAAGGTAGATGATGTTCAATCAGCGTTAGATACGATAAAAGCGTTAATTGACAATCTTCCTACTGCTACATTAACTGATGATGAACATAACACACTAATGGATACTAAACAAGCGATAACTGATGATTACAATGCCCTAGTCGATAAAATTAACGCATTACCAGGTGCAGTATATGACGCAACATTAGGTAAGGTGTTATAATGACATTAGCAGACTTCATTAAAAACCGCAGTTCCCTAGGTGCTGGGCATACCGCTTTGGAACATTTACAAGCTATGTCCTTTACAATGCATGGTATAATGGCTGATTATAAGATCATGGAAATAACGGAAGAGATTAAAATCGATGAGGTAATTGAAATAATAGATGTCAAATCGGTGATTGATCAAGTAATAGTAGATGTCGTTGGTGATGAAGTCAGAATAATAGAAATAAAAGGATAGACAATGGGAGTAATAAAAGTTACTAAAGGTGATAGTACAAATGTACAAAAAATAACTCATATAATTGATGGTACTCCAGTTACTGACTACTCAAATTATAAATTAAAAACGGATGTGTTAAATATAGCGGATAATACGTCTACCGGTATGGTTAGAGATATAGACCCTACTGGTGATGAAGGCTTCTACTTTGGGTTAAGCCCTGCTGATACCGATAATCTCGGTGTAGGTTCATTCATTATAGTAGCTGATTTGCAGAAAACCGATGATAACGGTACCTTAGTATTTAATCGGGAAATCAATTGGACATTAACAATCACACCAGGGCTAAGAGCTAATTAAAGGAATATAAATGATTAATAAAAGAAAAATATTAAAAGCGTTAAAAGCAGACTATACAGCTGCTAAACCGTTTCACGATGATCAGATGGCTAAGATTGCTAAATGGGTAGACGAGTATGACGGTAAACCATACGGTAATGAACAACCTGGCAAAAGTAGGGTAGTCACTAGGGATATTAAAAAACAAAGTGAATGGCAACATGCCAGTATTATAGACCCATTTGTCAGTTCAGATGATATTATAAAGGCTATGCCTGTGACATATGAAGATGGTCCAGGAGCTAGACAAGCGGAAGTGCTACTGAATACGCAATTCTGCAGACAATTCCCTAGATATAACTTCATGAGTAAGGCCGTAAAAGTACTTGATAGGGAAGGTACGTGCATAATTCAAACAGGTTGGGAATATAGGGATGAAGAAGTTGAGGTGGAAGCTCCGATAATTGGTATTGACCCAACCACTGGACAAGAGGCTATAATCGGCACTGAAATGGTTACTGAAACCCGCGTACTACTTAATAGGCCAACAGCTAAGGTTTGCCGTAATGAAGATATATACATAGATCCTACGTGTCAAGATGATATGAGTAACTGCCAATTCGTAATATATAGATATGAGACAGATCTTAGTACGTTAAGACAAGACGGGCGTTATAAGAACTTAGATAAAATAAATATACAAGATGCTGATGTATCTACGGATGTAGATTATGACAGTGAGGATGATACAGAGTTTAAGTTTGAAGATGACCCTAGAAAAAAGATAATAGTGTATGAATATTGGGGTAACTACGATATCCAAGGAGATGGTATAGCAAAACCGATAGTGTGTGCATGGGTAAACGATACTATAATTAGACTACAGGATAATCCATATCCTAATGGTGAGTTACCTTTTCTGGTAGTACCGTTTAATGCCGTACCGTTCCAGTTGCACGGGGAAAGTAACGCTGAATTGATTAGTGATAATCAAAAGATAAAGACAGCTATTACTAGGGGTATTATTGATAATATGGCTCAAAGTAATAACGGACAGAAAGGTATTAAGAAAGGTGCATTAGATGTGGCTAATAGGAGAAAGTTCCTGTCAGGTCAGAACTTCGAATTTAATACGTCAGCCAATGACTTTTACGATGGACACTATAATCAAATACCTGGTAGTGCCTTCAATATGCTTGATATGATGAACAATGAAATAGAAAGTATTACTGGAGTGAAAGGGTTCAGTGGTGGTATTAACACCAGTGCAATTGGTAACGGTTCGGCTACGTCAGCCCACGGTGTATTAGATGCTACTAGTGTACGTAGATTAAATACAGTACGTAACATAGCAGAAAATCTGGTTAAACCGTTGATGCGTAAATGGTTGGCTTATGATGCCGTATTCCTAGATGAAAAAGAAGTGGTTAGGATAACAAACGAAGAGTTCGTTGATATTAATAGAGGTGATTTAGGTGGTGCGATTGATATATCAATACATGTTAGTACAGCGGAAGATAATAGCGCTAAAGCCCAGGAACTAAGCTTCATGTTACAGACGGGTCAACAAACAATGGATCCTGTTGAGGTCAGAATGATTAGAAGTGAAATAGCAAGATTACAAAAAATGCCTGAATTGGCTCGTAGAATAATGGAGTATCAACCACAACCTCCACAACCAGATCCAATGCAAGTGAAACTACAACAAGTGCAATTGGAAAATGCGATGTTAGAAAATGCTAAACTAAAAGCTGAAGTAGGAAAGTTGTATAGCATGGCTGAAGAAAACTATGTTGATGTTCGTAAGAAAACTGCTGAAGCGGTACTTAAAGAACAACAGGCTCGTAAGGTAGCTAGTGAAGCTGATAAGATTGATTTAGATTTCCTTGAGAAACAGTCAGGTAGAGATCATGAAAAAGAACTTGAAAAGAAAAATTTTGATAGGCTATCAAACTTAGATCAGATGGCTTTCCAAGCAATGCACGGAGATAAAAATTTAGGTGTAGCCCGAGATTAAGGGCTACTTAAGAGTCATTGTGATATGATTCTACATCAGGATAGAAGTTTCTACACTGTGTAAATTAACAATTGAAAGGATTTTCGATGAACGAAAACAACCAACCAACTAATGAACAATTAGAATTAGAAACACAAGAGATTGCTCACTGGGCAGATCTAGCGGATGCAGTTGAAAGACTGGAGAAAAACCCAGACTGGAAAAAAGTAATCGAAGAAGGTTACATGAAACAAAAAGCATTAGACAGTGTTAGTCTGTTAGCAGTACCAGATATCAAAGCTGGTGGCAAAAGAACTGATGTAATGGAAGACTTAGTAGCAATCAGTAATCTACAATACCATCTAATGATGATAAAACAATTAGGTGCAGGTGCTAAGGCAGACTTAGCTGAATTAGAAGGCCCAGAAGTGGAAGATGAAGCGTAAGGACTAGCACATGGAAGATGTAGATAACTACGAAATAAGTGCTGAGGAAGCTGAGTTATATGAGATGAGTGATGAAGAACTTGAGGCAGCTATGAAAGAAGCTAAAAGTGAACTGGCAGATCCGGATATAGATAATGTGGATCCAGAAGTTACTGATAACAGTGAAGATGGTAATGAGCCAGACTCAAGTGAAGAACTTGATAATGACAATGATTCAGAGGAAGATAAAGACAGTGGTACGGAACAACCCGATGAGGACTCCGATAATGCTGCCGATGATGATAATGAAGATGACGAAGGCAAAGATGATTCAAATGACAAGGATTTAAAGGATGACGATCCCGTAGAACCGGCAGATGAACAAACACCCGAACCTGAAGTCCCTGAATTAGATTCTGAGGATACAACACAAGATAAAACATATAAGATTAGAGCTAATGGAATGGACTATGAGTTCACAGTAGAAGAGCTACAGAGAATGGCTCCACAGGCTATTGATTACACCAAAAAAGCACAAGCTATTGCGCCTTGGAGAAGATCGATAAGTGCATTGGAAGAAGCTAAACTTACTGAGCAAGATGTTAATATGATGATCGATGTGTTTAAAGGTAATAAAGAAGCCATCGCTGAAATACTTAAACGTCATGAGATAGATCCTATCGCTGACTTAGGTGTAGATGATGATACTCCTAGACAACCTTATGTACCGAACGTGTACGGTAAAGATGAAAGACAAATTGCATTAGATGATGTGATATCGTCAATATCTACAGACAAAGAATATGCTATCACGCAGCATGTCGTGGATACTCAGTGGGATAGTAAGTCAAGAGAAATACTTGCACAGAACCCTGCTATGATCGCAGAATTGCATTCAGAGATAAGAAATGGTGTGTACGATAAAATCGCACCAACGGCTATGAAGTATAAAGTACTTGACGGTGCTAAGTTATCTGATGTTGAATATTATATTCAGGCTGAACGGGAATACTTCGCTCAACAAGCGGAGCAACAAAAACAACAGCAAGAGCAAATTAATAACCAACAAAAAGAACAAGAGGCCTTGTTGACACAACAAAAACAGCAAGTCGATGAAGCTAAGAAACAAAAAACAAAGCAACGCCAAGTAAAAGAGAAAGCTAATAGCCGTAAGGCTGCAGCCCCAACAAAAAATAAGGCTGGAACTAAGTCGGTAGTGGATTATCTGGACGATAGCGACGAAGCTTACGAACAGTGGTATAAAGAACTACAGGCTAAGATGTAGGTCAAATGACCTACGGCGTGCTTGAGGAGGCACAATAATATGGCAACAAACGCATACGGAAATGGAACAACAACAGCAACAGCAGGTGCTAATACAATAACTCACTACTATGACAGGGCTGGGTTAAAAGCAGCAACAGAAGTTAATATCTATGGTCAATGGGCAGACAGAAAATCAATGCCTACAAAAATGGGTAAAACATTCAAGATTAGTAAATTTCTAAACATTTATGATAGAACAACTGATCACCCAGATTTTGCTACACTTGGATACTTGTCTTCAAGAAGTTATGATGAGTTATTGGCTAACATTACAGATACAACTGGTAATGGTGCAGGGTTAACAGAAGGTGCGGGTGCAACTAATAAAGTTAAACTACAAAAAGTTACATTCGAAGCTAGCTTTGCTAGATACGGTGAAATGATGGATTATACTGATGAAGTAGAGCTATGGTCAGAAGATGCTATGCAAGTTAGATATAGAGAGGCATTAGGTGCTTTAGCTAACAGACGTCAAGAAGACTTAATCCAATTGGATATGTTATCAACAACAAATGTGTTATACGCTGGTGGTGGAACAGAAAATACAATGGGTGAGTTAGTAGAGGCTGCGGATGGTTCAGATGATGATATCTATAGAGTAAGTTACAACTTAATCAGAAAAGCTGCTAGAAAATTAGTTAGAAATAGAGCTGAGAAAAATACATCAATCGTTACTGGTTCAACAAAAATTGACACTAGAACAATTAATAAAGCGTTTTATGCGATAGTAGGTCCAGAAGTTAAATATGACCTAGAGTCATTAACTAGAGGTACAGATGACTATGTATTTATTCCTGCGTTCAAATATGCGGGGGCTTCAAACTTAGCTGAGGGTGAAGTTGGTGCTATGCATGATGTTAGATTCATTGAATCTGAAAGTGCGTTAGTGTATAGAGGAAAAGGTACTGAAGTGCCAAAAGACTATGCAGGAGAACTATCATTCACTGGTGCTGCATCTGGAGATGATGGTACAAGAGGTCACTTTGATGTATTCCCAATTTTATTCCCAACAAAAGGTTCATTTGCAACAGTTGGGTTGAGAGGTCATGGTAAAATCAAATTCAACAGTGCATCTCCAGCTAAAGTATCAAATGAAAACCCATACGGTACACTAGGTTTCTTCAGTTATAACTTCTTCTACGCAGGAATTATACTAAATGAAACAACTTTACTAAAAGTAAATGTATTAGCGTCTAGATAATAGATGATGACGAGAGGGGTGACCCTCTCAACTAATGATATAATTAAAGAACCCAAGAGGAATTAATATGGAAAAAAGTATGGAAGAATTAAAAAAAGAAGCTACAGAGCTTGGAATTGATTTCAAAGGTGTAAAAAGTAAAGTAGATATGCAAAAACTTATTGATGCTTACTACAACGAACAATCAAATGACTCGGACATCCCAACAGCTAAAGTTGAAGAAACAGAAGAAGAAGAAGAAAAGGATGAAACAGTTTCTACTCCTGTGAAATCAAATAAGAAACCAATAAGTAAAGAAGCAAGAATCAGATTTGCTATTAGAGATGCTAAAGCAAGAGCAATGAAAACTAGAGTAGTTACAATCACTAACAATGATAAAAGAGATAGTCATATGACTACAACTGCTTACTTATCATGCGAAAATGAGTACTTTGGAATTAGTAGATCGGTACCATTAGATGTACCAATTGAGTTGGAGCAATGTCTAATAGATGTAGCTGTGGAAACTAAAATGGTAAATCATGTAGATGAGATAGTTAATGGTAGACGAACAGGTAATAAAGTACCTAAGCTTACTAGAAAATATGCTGTATCATATGAGAATATAAGTATTAAAAAATAGTATATATCAAGCCTACTTTGGTAGGTTTGAGTATACACTAACAAAGGAATAATAATGGGCACAATCACATTCAAATCTACAAGATTTTTCGGTATTGATGAATTAAATAAGGACTCAGGAGCTGAAATTAGCATCGAAAATGCTACAGATATGGCGCAACGTAAAATGTATTCATCTGAAACAACAAAAACTACTAGTGATGTAACTTATAGAAGTTATGAAATATACGTAGATCCAAACGCTGATGCAGATATAGTAACCGCGGCTAGACTGGCTAGAGTTACTGAAGATCCAAATAAGACAGCATCTGATGGTTATGATATTTACGTAAGTGCTAAGCCTACAGTCGGCGCTAAACTTGACGCATGTGGTACACTAACATTCAAGAATTTGTTAAGTGCAGCAGCAGACTTTAATGTAATTTATATTGCACAAGATTTATAGGTATAAAAATGACAAATATTAGTATTGAAGATATCACTACAGGGGTGGTTGATGGTACAGGTGTGTTTGATCAATTAATGAAAGCAGTTACAGCCCATTTAGATAAACAGTACAACTTAGGTAGAATAAAAGGGGCGGAGTATGCTAACGTATACTTAGGGAGTGTACAAAGTGTCATTGCAGAATCAGTACAATTTGCACTGCAGGAGGGCATCATAGAAAAACAGATCGATGCCGCGACTAAAGATATTGAACTAAAAGATATACAAATTAAATCAGCGGAAGTACAAAAAAATACTTTGGAAAGACAATTAGCATTAGCAGAAATGAGTATAGACAAATTAGGTACTGAAATAGAAATTATGAATCAAAGTAAAATAGGAAGGAGTCAGTAATGGCTATAGATACTAATAAAATAAGTGCAGTGTATGATATATTAATAGCTAAGGCATCTAAAACGTTAGATGACGCTTATGATGACGATAAAATAGATTCAGATACTTACGCTAAAATACTAGCTGATATAATAGACAAAGTCACTTTGGCTTCGGCTCAGATAGTCCAACAACAAGACTCCTTAGAGAGTGACTTAAAACTTAGAGAGAAACAATTAGAGATGAACGAAGTCCAGATAATAGCAGCTCAAAGACAGATAGCCAAAGATGAAAAAGAAATTGAAATGCTTGAAACTCAAAAAGAGGAGCTAAAGTTAAGTGGCGCTAAAGATAGAGAACTAAAGGATGTACAAAAAGAAGAAATGAAATTGAACGGTATAAAAGAACGTGAGGGGTCAGATATTCAACATGTACTATTAGAGAGACAGATAGTTAAAACTGAAGAAGACATCGTTCATAGTAGAAACCTGACTGACGTAGAGATAAAAGCCAAGAATATTGAAAATTTAGCTGGAGAACGTCATATAGTTAAAATAGAAAAAGATATAGAAATAAGTGAAGCATCGTTAACTGAATTAAAAGAAAACACCAAACGCAAAAACATTAGTACTCAAGCACAACTACAGAAATTAAATAGAGAAACTGCCGTTGTCGAAAAACAAATAGAATCATTACAAGAACAAATTGAAGACAGAAAAGAAAAGCGCCCACAAGAATTAGCTACTATGGCATCACAACAAACTTTAGTAGAACGACAGATAGTAGCAGCTGAAGCTCAATTAAATAAAGCGGAGGCTGATACACAGTTAGTAATACAGCAGAAAGAATCTATGGCTGAACAAGTAAGAGATAATAAACTAATTAAAGCTATCGATGCTATGGGAGATACTATGGGTACATTCGGGGCTGGAGGTCTTGATGTAGACGAGGACCAATGGAATACCTATTATGCTGCCATCACTGCTCTAACTACTGTAACAGCTCCTACAAATGTTGGAGCAAAAAAAGTGTAAAATAAATGAAATCTTCAATTGAAACCACGGGAGCTGTAATAAATAATGTAAAAAGTACAGATATACAAAATGATTTTACAGCGAATATTAAATTTATTCAAGATAGTGTAAAAGGTACGGATATATTCAGTGGTTTCACAACTGCTGATATTAAGTCCGTGTTCAGTAATGTAAAAAGTACAGATATACAAAATGATTTTACAACTATTAGTAATGACTTAAATTATTTAAAACACATTGAGTCTACAGATGAGTATAAGTCTCTAGCTGATAAAATTGAAGCCCACTATTTAGATCCTATAAAAGAACGATATACTAATAGAAAGACTTTAATAGCTCAAGACAAAAATAAAGATGGTACGTTAAAACATCTAAACAATCAAAAAGCCGTTAGTAGGATCACTGATAGGGCTTCCTATAATAAGATGATGGCACAACGTACACTAGAACGTAAATGGCAACATAAATTACATGGACGAGGAGTAGTCAGTGATTCTTATTATAATAATTTAATTCATAGATTTGATAATAGAATTAAACACGAAGAAACACACGCAAAATACAGTATCCGTAGGATATACCAAAGTAAGTATAATAAAGATTTAATAAAATTACGAAAATCTCTGCATAGTAATACTTTATATGATAAAGTAAAAACTGATATATATAAAAGAAAACAACACGAACAAGAGATAAAAGAGGCTGATAAGGCAAATTCGGCATATACGGAGCTCGTTAACTCTATAAACATCAATAAATTTATAGATAGTAGTTCAGCCGCTGAGCAAGAATATAGAACACCTTACGAATGGGAAAACTATAAATACAATATTTCACTTAATGGTGAAAATATAGATACTACTGACCTATTATCTAAGGATACTGAACAGTTATTAACTGATAAACTTTTCAATGATTTAGACCTATCAAAGAAATTAACATCGTTAAATAATTTAATCAAAAAAGCCAATGGGGAATCTAAGCTTAGCTTAACCGATGTCACAAAAGAGATAAAATTAAAAATTAAAGATCAGGCTAAGGCACTGACTGATAAATTAGCGAAAGATATAAAAATAGATGAAAAGAGTCAGTACACTAGTTCTTTATTAAACTTTGATGGTAAGCATACAGAAAAATATACCAACAGCACATCTCAATTAAAGGTAGTAAATGATAATATTGATAAAGGGTTACTGAAATTAGATGATTTATCACACTTCTACGATGCAGTAAAAACTCAATACTACCATACTCAATCAATAGGTGAAAAAAATAAGGTGTATGACAACACTTTTATTGACAAATACACAAGTTTACATACTAAGGCAGTCTTGAAGACTATAGCAGATAAACACATGTCTAAAACAGATGCACTTGATTTCATAAAACATGATGCATCCACTTTTTATAGTAATCTATTAGAAAAAGTCCATATAAAGAGTGTAGATAAAATAGAATCAGACGCCTCTGGTAGAGCTTATATTTATGGCGCTAAAACTCGCGACACAAGAGATGTTCATTATGAAGCTAATGAGAACGAACTAGACAACGGTATAACACAACAATACATAACTAAAAAAGTCACTGAATCAACCATAACACAATATAAGGTTAAGCATATAACTGGTACAGAAGTGTTTATAAACGGCAATAAAGTGGATGGAGAGTATAAGGCTACTCTAGAATATGACAATGACAAATATCAATCAAAGAGTACAAAGACTACCACCACTACTAAAGTGTTAGGTGAATTCCATACAGAAAAGGTAAAAGATGTCGCAAAAGAGACTGCAGATAGGCTCAAACGTAAGGATATATTTGCCAGTAAAGATATAATTAATAAGGCTGTGAATACTAAACGAAAAAGTAAGATGTGGGAGAAAATTAAAAAGACAGTAAATGAAGGTAATAATTTAGATAAGATTAGAAATGAGAGATTCCAAAAAATACAGTCTATGCTACTTAAAAATACTTACTCTAAAGTTCAGCAAGATAATTTAATGAAATATGTCAACGGTTATACTGATAAGGATATTGATAATAAATTAAACAGTTTATTTACGACAGAGTACGATAATGAAAAAACTGATACTGAAAAATATAAAGAAGCTCATACTAAAAAAAGTAAAAAATGGTATCAGAAAGATGTATTTGATTGGTTGGATGACGCTAATGATGTAATTCAAAAAGGTGGAAAAGCCGTCGTAAAATCCGCTGTTAATATAACAAATAAAACATACTATGCCGCTACACATCCAAGAGAAACCTACCATAAAGCAGAGAAGGTCGTAGAGAAAGCATATAGTGATACTGAAACCTGGGCTGAAAATAGTTATGACGCAGCTAAAGATTTAGGTGACGCTGTTCGGGAAGAAGCAAAAGATATTGCAGAACACCCTTTGTCTAATCTTCAGGATTATGTTCAGCTTAGTATGGATACAGCTGTAGTAATAGCTGATGCAACTGTTGGTACGGCTGCTACAGTGGTAAAAACCGTTGGGACTATAGTTGACGATACCGCTAGAGGTAAGAGCGCAAGTGATATAACGCATGATGTTGGTGATGACTGGACTTCATTTGCGCACAAGACATCCAAAGATGTAAACAAAGTAGGCGATGATTTAAAGACTACTGGTTTACAAGATATAGTAGATGCAGGGGTTAAATTTGCCGTAGCGGTCGGTAACCCTGCGTGTGCTGTACTTCAGCCACATTTCGCCAGTAACAGTTTTGAACCGTACACATTAAAAGTGGATTCAATTGCACTACAAAATAAAATGCAGACTCTGAGTATGTATATGCAAGGAGGGTTTCAACCTCTACACCATTCTAGTGAAGATACATCTCATATGGCTGGATCTTATAATTATGATAATTATATAGCTGGTGGTGACAGATTTCACGTGCTCACTCCTATTAATAAAGGTATTAATGAATCAGTAAATATTAAAACTTTGGAACCCGAGTTAAGTAAACAGCTTCTAGACCAGAATGATTATTGGAATTCTCACAATGGTACCAACATAGCTGAAAAGTCTCATATAAAAGGGGATGTAACGGCTAATTTCGCAAAAGCTGCTAAAAAATCTCAAGCAGCTGATACTATTAATAAAAAAATAAATGAATTAATAGGGGACTCTAAAGATACTCCTAAGGATAATAATGATAATATTACAAACAAGAATACTACTAAAGTAGTCAACAACGTGCCTGACAATATTAACCATACTACAGCAAATAGTATAATATCAGATATTAATACTGATATTAAATCGCTAAATGATCATCAAAAAGCGTTGGTAGATTTCATGAATGATAAACATATGTGTGGAGCGGTAGGTAATAAGGCTAATGATTACTTAAGTAAGATGAGTGCAGACTATGAGAAACTGACTGGTACAAAAGACTATTTCAAAGATGCTGGTATGGCGGCTGCCTACAAAATTACTGGTGATATTGTCACTATAGCTTCTGCAGCGGGTAGTATAGTCACAGGCAATCAAGCCATCGCCTACGCTGGATCCGTAGGTGCGGGTATACTCTATAACAAGGCGGGTAACATGACTCGGGGATTATTAAACACTGATATATCCGGCGGTGAAATAAAAAAGTTACAAGATAAACTTGAGATGATAAAAAAAGAAAAAGAAAAACTTACTAAGGATTTATAACATGGCAAAAGACAAAAGCAAAGCAGCTTTAGGTAAATTAAACATACATCAATTAAATGCAGCGGGCATACACGCAGGCAGTGTTGACGCTGAAAAAATTACTGGTACTACAATTTCTGGGAAGACAATAACTGGTTCACTAATAAAGAGTAGTCACATAAAGACTAAAGTTACAGCTAGACACTTAGCCGAAGATATATATCTTTATAATACTACACATTTAGCTTACAGAGAAAGGTCTATCCTTATAGACATCACTGATGATGATTACGTTGATGACGATATCTTAATTTATGACGTAACCAGTGCATCCCCAAATTGGTCGATTAAACTACGTTATAAAGATGATATTTATAGGCATACTGAGTCGTTACTTAGTTTTAGTAACCCGATACCTACCATTACTGTAATAGGCGAGATAGCTTTACTAAATCCTTATGATAAGGATGTAAAACTTAAGAAGGGGGTTAGAGTCCATTGTTCAGACTTTAGATACGGCGATGTACACTTCAGTACAATGTTACCGTACTCTACTGTACCAAATAGTGATCTGGTGATAGATTATGGCGAACTGAAATCTGAGGATAATAGTAAAGATTACAACCGACATATTGATTATATTAGAGAAGATGATAATGACAACAAAATAACAATTAACTACGGTGATATAGTGTATATTAGAGACTCTACCAATAATGACAGTTGTAAAGACGGAGAAATTTACTGGCGACATGGCGATTCCGAGGACATAAACTTAAAAGATGTAGATTTTCAGGAAAAAGATGGTGATGTGTCTTTATGGATTTTATACGAACCACATGATTATTCCTTAATAATACCTTTCAGAGAAACTATATCTTTTTATGAAAAGATACCTGATAAGTTAATACCAAACATCCATACTCGCAGTATGAACGGACATCCTAGCCCTTTCCATTTAAGTCTATATCTAAAGTTTGGAAAAAGCATAAACGATTTCCATGGGAATTTTAGAGTGAGCACCCAAAATGTACACGTGATATTTAATAATATACCAGAACCGTTTGATGAAGATATGGAAGACATGATCATGTATGGAGAATTTCTCACATTTTAATAAGCAAAACATAAGTAAAGTAATACTACAATAATAAAAACAGAAACAAAAACAAAAACAAGGAATATAATCATGGCAGATCCGTACTATCAAAACCCAGTGGCTTCTAGTAACTGGAGGCTCCCTAAACCTAAGCAGACGTCTACATGGGACCCTACAGAATACCTAAGTACAAACGATACAACCGATTATAGCGATATGATGGGAGACTCGTTAAATTCAAATATCCCCACAATTAATAGTCCCGGCACCCCTTCGGTCAACAATGCACAAGGCATATTTCAGGCAGGTGTTCAACAACCTATAATGCAACCTGGTACTGGTGTGGGTGGGGCTGTAAGTTATAACGGTGTGATGCTTGATCCCACTACAGGTCAGGCAATACAAGGTGCAGATTATGGATTAGCTCAAGGCGAAAATTTCGGAGGGTCTCTTGGTGATCTACTTAATTTTAGCGGTAGACAGGCTGGTACACAATTTTATGACGGATCCGGTAACCTAATGCAAGAAGGAACTTTTTTTGACACTAAGCTAGCAGATGCCCAAGGTAATTATACCGCAGCGGGTAAAAGCGTATTAGGCAAAAATAATGCCAAAAATAATGGTACGAACTGGGCAGCGTGGGCCGCTCTAGGGGCTAATCTGTACGGTATGCATAAAGCCGACAAGCAAGCTAATGCCGCTCTTGATTTACAACGCCAACAACTGGCGCAACACAAGACTGAGTATAACGATACAAGAAATGATATAGCAGCAGAAAAGGCGAGACGTGGAAAAATGAGTGATGCAATGCATAACGGTGTCAAGAACTCTGGATTATATCAACATTTCGTTAATATGTCGAATAGATAAAAGGATGATAGATGAGTACCTGGTTCAAAACCACTAATACAGCAGCACCCTACAGTACAGTCACTAGTGCCGCTCCATTTCAAAGAGCTGGTATTGATGCTATTGGAGGGTTAGCTAAACAGTTGTCCCATATGAGTGATCAGAAGATAACTGAACAACGACTAAAACAGCAAAAAGAAGAAGAAAAAGCCAAACTGTTAGAAGCTAGAGAATATCAAAAGAAGCTACTAGAAGATCAACGTAAATATACGGAGGGTCAGAAAGCCAAATATCACAAGCAGAAGCTGTTAGACCAAGATAAGGTCTGGGCACATCAAGCAGAGGTTACTAATAATAACAGAGAATATCAAAAGAAGCTACTAGCCGAAAAAGAAGCACCTGAGAAAGAGTACTACAATCAGGAAAACGGTACTCACTATATAAATTCGAAACTTCAGAGTAGAGTTAACTCGTACTCTCCGGACGCTTCAGCTACCAATGAGCAGTTACTGGCTGCAAGTAATCGTACTGATAAAGATTGGGGTTTAGACAAAATTTACGATAAACAAGGTAAGTTACTTCCTGGAGTGACTCCACAACAAGAACAAGAGTATCAGGATAAACTATTTAAGTTAAGCCAAGAGTACAGTAAAAGTAGGGTAGCGACACCTAAAGAGAGAGCTATAAATGCAGTAATTAATAACCCAAATAACTTATACGCTCAAGAGCAGGTCGATAAACTAAAAGCTGCTGAGGCTGTTAGTAATGCCAAACTGTTGAAAGATGCTCAAGATAGAAAGGTCAAACTATTGACTGGTAACACAAAAAATAATAGTAGTAATAATACAAATAGTACATTCAAACCAGCATCATCAAAAGATATTAACAGTATATATAAAAACCTTAACGGTAAGATTGGTAAACGTGGTGAAATGCTCGATTCAGATCTATTAAACCTGATAAACCAGGGAATACAGGCTGGAGCATCACGTGATGATATTCATAATGCTATACAACAAAACTACAAACCAAAAGTGGAGACTGGCTACTTTGACCTGAAACTAGATAAGGACGGTAAAATACCACAAGGATTGTTTAAAGGTTATACTAAGCCTAACAGTAGCGCTAAGGTGGATAAAGATGCACTAGCATCAGTAAATGCCGAAATTGACAGGTTACTTAGTAAAGATAAGGATAAGCAAGTAGATCCCAATAAACTGTTTGCTGATTTGAACAACGTAATACCTAACACTCCCAGTCAACAACCTACAACTAGTAATGACACTGTACCTATAAATACAAATAATAACGGGCTAATGACTCCAGTTAATACTACAATCCCCCAAAAACCCATAGAATTTGCTACACCTCAACAACAAACGAATAGGTTACTTGGCGGAGGTACCTTAGACGATGTAATGAGTAGGGTGCAATACAACCCAGAAGAGATAAAGGCTAAAGCAATCGACTTAGGTATAAGCAGCCCTACGCAATTAACTAAGGTATTCGGTGTTGATAATGATGAAGCAAACCTATTAAGCAGAGTAGTTAGTCAAAAGCAAAATAGTAAAGAGGTGACATCATTGGTTAATCCATTGGGGCGGAATAAACTAATGAGTGACAGTAGTAAACAAGAGTGGAAAGCAATCGGTTCAACAATAGACTCAATACTTACTTATATTGGAGACAAGGGAGCCAAAGCTGAATTTACTGTACGTTCAAAAATAGACGGTACGGACGAAAACACGGTGGCTAAATTAACAGCAGCTGGAATGCCTTATGAAGATGCATTAAGAACGGTGATGGGTGAAAAAGGTATTAAAATGTACACCGATAAAAATAGTAAAAGATAATATTAAGTAGAGTTAGGGTAAAATGCTTACATAAAATTGTAAGGATTTACCTATGACTCAAAATGAATGGAATGCCTATATAGGTGCAGATGCACAAATTCAAAACGAAATAGATAATCAACTATTTCGAGATGACTTAGTAACACAAAAACAACAACAATTAGCTCAACGAACAGTAGAGAAACAACAAAGACTTAATTGGATACCTACATTCGACGAAGCAGGTGTGCCAGAAACGTACAGGGGACCTGGAGCAGACAGTGACAGCGATGAGAACACTAGATTGCTAGGGTATGATGCAACAGAAGTGATACATCCAAACCAAGCAAATGGCACACCGAATAATGAACGTAAGAAAGTGTATGAAACGCTAGCATACATTAATAATGTCCCAACACCTGCGATGGTAAACGACGTTGATAGGCAAACACAAGCCGCATTAATAGATCAAGAATACAGAAATAGTCCACAGTTTGCTGTGGACAAAGCAGCGGCTGATCCTGATGATCCGTACTATCAAACAGATTCATTAAGTAAAGCCGTAGTTAAATACAGAAACAATGGCACAATACCCTCTAGTGAGCCTTTGAATGCCTTTGATGTATATGCAGCAGGTCAGTACAATCAAAATGAAGCGCTAAGAGATGCCGTGGAGCACCCGCAAAGTGCTTACTATAACACCGACCCTGTACTTGATAACAACGGTGTACAAAAGAAAGGTGCATTCGGTAGACTATTAACCAAAAGCAAAGTAGACCCAAAAACTAATAATACTTTCGTTGATAGAATGTTATTAGCTGGTTATGGCGTACCTTCATCAGAAGACCCTGCTGAATATGCTAGACAAGAAAAATTAATGAAACAAGCACAAGCTGCCCATGCGGGTAACTGGGGAGATACTGGGGTAGATCCTAGAATACTGGATGCTCAAAACGAAATACAATATGCCCATAGAAAAAAATATGCTAATTGGGACGCTACATCTCATAAACCTAGTACATGGGAAAACATTAAAGATTTACCAGGAAGTGTTACTAGAGGATTAGTATCGGGAGGAATGGAGCTAGTAGATGGTGCTGATTCGTTAGTAGTAAAAGCAGTAAACGCGGCATTTGGTGCAGACTTCAAAGAAGGTGTATTCGGTAAAGAAGCGATAGACTCTACACGAGAGGCGATAGGTAAAGCAATGGGGATTGATCCAAAAGATGATGCTTATAGACAAGCTGAGGCTGAAGCATTATATAATAAAGCATTCGATAACGTAAAAATAACAAGTCCGTCAACTTACAAAAACATAGATTGGGGTGCCACTGCTACACTGTTCATGTCACAGCTACAAGACCCTAATATGATGGCCGAATCATTGGGTTCGTTAGCTGGTGATGGATTAGGGTATGGAGCACTTGCTAAAGGGGCCATAAAATTAATACTAAAAGCCACTTCAAAAACTTTAGCAAAGAAAGTAGCTGAAAGAGCAGCTAAAGGGTCAGCCTCAAGGTTATCTAGTAAGGCAGTAGGGATGTATGAGGCTAGACTGAATAAACTCGCCGGTACTAAATACAGTATGGAGATTGGTTATGGTTTCGCTACAGCTAATCAATTAAACAATGAATATAAGGAAAACAATAACGGCGAGGGGATGTCATTGCCCAAGTACACTGCTACGGTAATAACATCAACTGCCTTAGGTTTCCCAGAAGTAGCTGCTATAAAATTTGGTACAAAGGGATTAAAAACAGCGGAACAGTCGTTAGAAGCTGTAACTACTCAAGCTAAATTAGGCAAAGCCTTGAATAAAGCCAAACAAGCTACTGTCGATATACTAAAAGCTACAGGGTACGAAGGTGCTCAAGAGATGACTGAACAGATATTTCAAACAGCGGTAGCTAGATACGGTACTGATAAATACAAAGACCAATCGTTAGAAACAATATTAGATGATGCTACAGCAGAAGTACTTGGTGCTGGAGTAATGGGTGCTGCAGGGGGCGCTCAAATGAAGATGGGTGGTATAGGTAAAGATGTAATTAGTTCAGTAATGCCCGATAAGCCTGTTGATGCTAAAGAATATAATGCAGTAGTTAACAAAATGGATACTACATTAAGAGAAAACTTACATGTAAACAGTACTCCTGAAGATATAATAAACGTAGTTAAACAAGCTAAACAGCACGATAAAAAAGGCTGGATAGCAGACAAAGATATCATAATCGGTGGTATAGATGAGATGCTTAATAAAGCAGAGACTGAAGAAGATGTTACTAAAATAATGAATACAGTCGGTAAACTACATAAAGATAAATCAATTGACTACCAAATAGACGATACTACTGACTCATTAGTACGTAAAACTACGTTAGCGTTAAAACAAGAGATAAGTAATAAACCTAAGTTAAATATCACTGAAAATGAAGAAAGAGCTAAAACTGCTACTAAAGAAAATATTGAGATAATGAAAAAACGTAAGGAGACGTTAGAATCGTACTTGAATAATTTCCCAGAAGACTTAAGGGGTAGTGACTCATTCACAAAGGCTAAAGAAGAGATAGAGGCAATAATACCTCCTATTACGACATACATACAAGGTGGTACATTTGAGGAAGTTAATGACCAATTAATGAAATCCGGAATGATGAAAATGCAAGATGGTAAATTAGTCGAGAGTGACAGAAAAGGTGTTGAAACCTTCACTAAAGAAATACATGACATACTAAGTACTGAGGGTAAAAAAGAGCTACTGTTAGATGATAAAGCTCAAGCGGTTAAAGGTAAAGAACATCCAGTAGTAGGGTTAGACAGAATATTTACAAGTAGGGTAAATAAATTAGTAGAACCGCAAATAGGAGCTGATTCACTATATAATGATACCGAATTCCTTAATAACATAGTTACTGAGAATAGTGCATTAAAGGAACAAATAGACAGTATTAGGACCGCAGTAAACAATGATACTACACTTAGTGATGAATTAAAAACTAAATACAATGCTAAACTAGATGGTTGGGACAGACTAATTGATAAATCAACTGAAATTGGTACTGAGATTAAACCTGTAATGGATGAAATTCAGAAAGTAGTACCTAAAGCACATATAGCTAGAGTACTCCATAGAGACGGAACTGAATATATCGGAGTAAATGAGGGTAAAAATGGAGAAGATGGTAGAACTGCATTCACACCAATTAAGATAAAACAAGAAGGTGAATGGGTTAATACACCGGAATATGATAGATTAGTTAATAAATACGGAGAACAATCTCAACAATCTCAACAATCTCAACAATCTCAACAATCTCAACAACCTCACACTAACCGCATACCAAACAGTGATAATACTCCTATTGAGGGATTGGGCAGTATGAGTGCTGAAGAACTAGAGTTCCTAGAAAAGGAAAGAGAATATGATCAGACAAAACCTACAGTTAATCAAAAACCAGATAGTAGTGCTACAAAAGATGCGTTAAACGGTATGAGCGAAGAAGAGTTCAATTTCCTTGAAAAAGAGCGGGAGTACGAACAATCACAACAAGCACCTAATGATAATGAAGAGATACCTCAAAACTCAAGTAAACCAGGACCAGAAACTCCTGAGGAGCCGAATGGTACTACACCAACTACTACTGAAACGAGACTGGCGGAACAAGAACCGCTACCTCCGAAAGAAGAGATAAAGCAAATCCGTAAAAACCTAAAACGAATAATTCAGATGGAGAATAAGCATGAATTAAATAAAGAGGTTAAAGCTGAGCTAAGAGCAATGGAACAAAAACTAGACAATTCACACGACATCGAATTAAAAGATATGGCTAAAGTAATAAAAGGTCATGTAGCTAACAAAATCAGAAGAATAAAACAGGATATTCAAGAGCAAACTAAAGTAACGGAGAAAAAGGATAAGGTACAATTAGTACACAAGAAAAAATACCTTAAAGCGTTAATAAATGTTTACAAGAATATCAAGAGATTAACAGACTACATTAAGAACAGAGCTAAGACATTAGTAATAAAATACGGAGTAATGAGACAGCTGAATGCACAAATTGATAGGCTTAATCAACTAGAAAGAGAGTTCAATAAGGCTAATGATATAAAAACCACTAAAACACTACTTGGTAAAACAGCATCGAATATCGATACAGTGTACGATGTTAAAGTATCAATAGTTGGTAAGTCAAGAAAAATACTTACAGGTAATGAGTCAAAAAAAGAGCTACATGAGATAATGCAAGAGCTGTCAAGACAAGAATTAGAGAAGTATGACAAAAACACCTTACAAGGTAGCATAATTCATAACTTAATGAATTATAAAGATGGAGAAAACGGTAACGTATATGCACCGTCAATAATTGGTAAAATATTCCAAACTACTAAAACATCAATATTTGATCAAGTGGATAACCTATTCAACGAAGATACGGATAAAATAATTGAGATGTTACCTAGTAGTTTCAAAAGTTTCTTTGCTGCTAGTGAAGAGAACAAAGAAGCATTAATCACAGATTTAGATAATATGAAAAAATTTATTAATTCAGTTGGAACACCTATTAATATACTGAAAGATAAAACAGTACAAATCGATAAATTCGGATTACCTAAGAAAGAGTACACCAAC